AAGAGCTACCGCCTCGTCCAGGAGGCGGCTGGAAAGTTCAAGGCGCTCCGTAACGTCGCAGCACTCCGCCGCCCCCCGAGCCCCGGTTCGCGTCGCATGGGAAGCCAGCACAATGTCAGTATGATGGCCAATTTGATGCGTCCATACATGTTGGCCGGTTCCACGCCCGTCACTACAACCTATAACCGGTTCATGGCCGGTCCTCCCCGGGCGCGCGTCCCGCGCACACCGAAACGCAAGTCCCCGAGCCCTAATCGCCCTGCGACGGTTACCCGTTCCGGCCGCCGGTCCGTGAAACCCCGCAACTAAAAAACGCGTCTTGGACGCCGCGCTGCCCGATCTACGGTCTGAGACTTGCACGACATGGATTTAAACTTCATTGGTTTACACATATTCAACATCAGCGATCCAGTCCCCTCCCTTCACCTCCTCCACTGTTCCCTTGGCGGGCCAGGACGAGTGGCCGTTCGCGCCCGGAGACTTGGGCGCGAAGCGGTGGAGCACCAGCCCACCCTCGAGATACACGAGATTTCCCCTGTAAGTTGCAATGACCTTGAGCTCCTTGTTCACCAGTGCATCTGGGTCCCACTCCAGCTGCGGGCTAGTGTCCGCGGCGTAGGCTGTGGAAATCTCATCACACTCGCGGACATTAGGAGCCGGCATCAGGTTGCCGATGTTGGACGCGCGGAAGCTAAGGAACTTGACAGTGGCCATGGCGTTTGTTGGTGTCTCACTCAACCACTGGCCTGCTGTGGACAGGACAAGACACGAATTTTCAAGTTTGCCGGTACAGCTGCCGACCCTTAGAGTCCTGGCCCACGTGAGCTAAGCGGCCGTTAATGAGGTCCTTCTGAAACTTCACGACCCAAGGGTCCTGGGACGGCAGTGAGAGACGCTCGAGGCAGTGGCTGCACTGGCACATCTCTAATTTAAGTTGAGAATTCATTGGACGAGAGTGGACTGGCGAGGACGATACGCGAATTTTTAGTCAACGTCGAGATCTGCTATTAAACTGTTTTCAAATTTGACTACATCCTCCAGAATGTGCCCAAGCATGGCCACATTGTCGAGGTGGGTAAAGCGTTCATCGCGGGAGGCGGCGTTCTTGATGCGGGTCATGACTTTCGAGACGATGCGAAGGATGTACTTGCGGTTGGACATTTTTAGTTTTTGTGGTCAAGTCACCACCGGTGCCGTGACTTGGGCATCACACAAATTTCACCAGGGGTCCGGAGGCGTCGCGAGCCGCTCCACTAGCTTAAATAAAGCGGTGCAGTTTTCAGCCGTGTCAGTACGGTATGAGCGGATGATGACCTCGTCCAGGTCCTCCTCGTCACCGTCGGCCATGTAGCTGCGGGTCAGTTTGATGGCCAGAGCACGCAACTTGGTGCGATTCACAGCGTCCGCCAAGTCGCGGATGCGGTCAACCTCGGCAAGGGCCTTATCGGCCAGATCCACCTGGTAAAGCTGGGTAGGCGTGGCATAGCCCTCATAGAAAGCCTGGTAAGCGTAGGTGATGGCGGCCATTGTGTTGGGTGACTAGCCCATATCAGCCACTGGGCTACCAGCGACATCACATCATTTCTTGGGTCTCATAAGTAAAATAATGAGTAGACCTGCAGCCATTACCGACAGGACCACATACATTTTCATATTAGATTCAGAATTATCAAAGGGGACCGGTGGAGGCAACGAGTCGGGCCTCTCGGGCTCCACGGGTACATCGACCGTGGTGAACCTGATCAAGGTCATGTTTCGGCCGAGGTCTATCGGTGGGTTAAAGTTTTTATCTATAAAGATGTCACCATTGTTTGGTTGACGCCACGAGATGGTCAGTCGATCTAACTTGTCAATAAGTGAGGGATAATCTATTTCAATTCTATAATCAGAATTATAGAACTGATTATTGTTAATGATATTTGCGACTGGTAGGACACCCAAGTTGGTCAGTACCGATGACGAGGCCTTTACGGGTATAGTAGCAAAAGATCCGTAAAATGCATTCGCTGATGGCATGGTCAAGTTGCTGATATTGACGTTTGACTTGATACCTGTGGGGTACTGAGCTGTTATGACCAGCTGGTCAGCAGTAAGGTTGAAAGGGGTCCTCAGTTCCAATATGTCGAGCGTTATGAACTGAGAGCTAAAAACGTTCGGAAGTAGGGCCGAGAGGACCTCGACCTTCGTGATGTTCTTTATGGGCTGTGTTAAAAACAGCGTGAATGCATTTGAATTTGGGTACAGGCGCTGGTTTCTGTTGTTCGAGTCAACATATACCAGAAACTGGCTCATTACTTTATGATACGGTAAAATTTGGGAGTTTTTTGCACGAGTAGCCCGGCTAAGAAGCGGACCGTCGCGAGCCTCCTAACTCGGGGCAGCTCCAAACACGCCTGAATGGCGACAAGAAGAAATGAAAAGGGAAATATCCCCTGTAGTACAAATATCTAAGCATCTTACCTACTTAGTGCTTAGCTCTTTTAGCTGAACGCTGGCCGTTGGCGCGGCGCCGGGTGTTGGGGCTCTTGCGCTTCTTGGGGTTGTTGACATTCATGGGGGTGGCGTGCAGACTCATCAGGGCCAGGGCGGCGATCAGGTTGTTCATCTGACGGTTATTAACGTTCATAGGAGAAGGCATGTTACTATAACACTAGATAATATCCGCCTCCGACTTGTCTTCCCGGACCTCGATGAACACCGGCAGGAACAGGCTGATGGTCCCCGTCTTCTTGTCCGTGATGAGCGCGTTGTACTTGATGGCCACAATCTTGTTGAAAAATTCAAGGAAGGGCATGGACCGCTGCTCGTCGTTCAGACCCGTGCCGACCGCCGTCTTCACCTTGCCGTCAGCCGACTCGACTAGTAGGGAGCCAATTTTGCCCGCAAATTTACCCGAGCCCGGGAGGAACCCAGTGACCCTCAGGTCCGCCTCGAGCTCGGCCTTCATCTTGACCTGGTGCTTTACGCGCTTGTCCTCCCACGGACCCTTGGGGTCCTTGAGGATAATGCCCTCCTCACCCTTGGCCAGCTGGGCCGTGTAGATGCTCTGCGCATCCTCGAGGGTCGCCACCTGAGTCCACGTGGGGACCAGGCCTATCGTCTTGGGCTCGACCCCAGACATGCGCTCCGACAGCATCTGGAAGCGCTTGCTGTATTCGACCGACCAGGTGCCCTTCTCAAAGGCATCCATCTGGATAAGGTCCCAGAGCTGGGCGTGGATATTTTGGCCGTCAACCGCCTTGCCTGTGCCCTTCTGGAACTTGGTCAAGATACCGTTGCCAGTCTTGCGGTCGCAGTTCGCCACCAGAAGCTCGCCATCGTACACGCCATCCGGAAACCGCTTGAAATCCGCCTCAATAGGCAGGCCCGCCAATTCCAGCTCCTTGCCTGCACGCGACCGGAAGCTGACCTGGCCGTCCTGGACGTGCGCATTGAAGCGCATGCCGTCCATCTTAGTCTGGACAGTGCAAGGGAATGCCACCTTGGTCTTGGCGTCCATAGGGCTGACCAGCATGCACGGGTAGCTCAGCTTGAGGTCCGGCCATATCTTTTCGACCGTGGAGTCACTCACACCGCACTTGAGGTTGCGGCCGATGACGCGCCGCAGCACCTCCTGGTCGTCACTAGGCAGGCACCCAAGCAGGAAGGCCACATGGTCACGCGCATCGTGACCCCTCAGCATTCGGGAGCACAGCTTGGTCTTGAGTTCGCGCATGGCACACTCGAGCGACACCGGCTCGGGTGGCTGGATGACACCGAGAGACGCATCAGGCTCGGGCACCTTCTTAATATAAAAGTTTACCATAGGGTCGAGCGCAAGCCGGAACGCCTCCTTGAGAATGGGGTCAGTGCAATTCTCCTTAAGAATTGCCTCCTTCTCAAGGCGGCTGGTCGTATCGGCCAGACGCGTCAGAACGGAAAGGATGGAAGCCATGGTTGTTTGTTGGGTGAATGCCTAGACCACCCAGAGTCTTAGGCCCCGTCAAGACACGAATTTCGTGTCGTACATCCGCAGAATTTCTTTGATGACCTGGTTTCGGATGACATCTTCATCTGTGAACTCAACCAGTTTGACACTATCGGACTCTCCAATTCGCCCGACCAAATCAGAGAGGCCGTTATGCTCGAATCCACGGTCGTGCTGCTTCTGGTCCCCGGTTATAACCATCTTGGAGCGTTCGCCAATTCGCGTCAGAAGCATCTTCATCTGACTATGAGTTGAATTCTGCATCTCGTCACCAATGATCCAAGCATGATCAAACGTCCGACCACGCATATAAGCCAGTGGGCAAATTTCAATCTGGCCATCGTAAACCATGGATGAAATCTGCTTTGGAGAGAACCAACGGTGCAGGGAATCAAACATGGGCTTGGTCCAGGGCTCCATTTTCTTGGAGAGATCACCGGGTAGGTAGCCGTGGGACTCGTCAACACTCACAGCCGGGCGCGTGAGAATAATACGGGAGACTTTTTTCGACATGAGCGCCTTGGTGGCGGCGTGACACGCCAGGAGGGTCTTACCTGTACCTGCGGGACCTGTGCTTACGACGATAGGGGCCTGGGACTCGAGATATTTGACATAACGGAGCTGTGTGAAGGTCCGAGGTGCTACCATATTACACATATAACTTCACTTCGCTTTAAGGCTGCCACATCATGTTCACAGATGTCGAAGAGTTCACCAGACCCTGCACGTCACAGTCGGTGGCTGTCACCAGGATGTAGTGGCCGTGGACCATGAAGGTGAACTTCTGGTCGAGGCAGACCACGTGGCCATCCAGGTTATTGCGGATAATATTAGCCAGGTCAGCCGGGGCCACCTCGGGCTGGCCCGTCTTGACCGGCTCAGCCCGGACCGCCAGTTCCTTGATGGTCGGCAGGTTGGTGGTCGTAAAGTCACGCAGGGTCACCTTCTCCACACCGGGCCCAAGCGAGCGCCGCGCGATGGCGTTCATGCAGACCGTCCCGCGGTCGACCTTGGGGTGCGGGACACACTTGTAGATGTTGAGACCCATCTGGACATATGGGGTCGTGGCCTCCACAGGGTTCACAAAGAGGGAGTTGGTGCCCGCCAGGGTCTCCGAAATGCACGGCAGGACACGGTACTCAAGGGCCATATTGCGTGGACGGATGGACTGGCGGCGGTGAATTTTTGGTGATTCCACCTTCGCCAGGCTCGCGTTGGCTTAGACAAGACACGAATTTTTAGGTTATGTACGAATTATTCATTGGAATTACCCTTGGAATCTTAGGGGCACTGGGGTGGACTCGGAAACCACCGTCGCGCGATGTGGGCGTGCAGTCTTCAGAGGTTTGGAACCAGACCATGTCATATGTTTCTAGGCCTGGTGCCGTTCCAAGTAGACCAATTTGGCTAATTCGTAAGGCGACTTGAACTCGTCACACTCAAACGTCCAAAAGTTCTTTTTGGGGTCGGGACGTGTGAGCTTGGGGTGAATGGGCAAGGGTAAGAAGGTGAGGGCCAGGATCTTCAAGAGAAACCAGTACATGAAAGTTACACCGTAGTATTCTCTAAGTACTCGTGCATAAGCCGCCGTCTGCACAAGAGATACCCCGGGTTCGTGTTGGCCTCACGCCAATAAGTCTGTATCTTGTGTGCTACATAATTCACCTGGACCATCTCTGTACGAATTTCCACATAAAATGGAGTCAAGACGGTGAGGATGAACGTGAACGCAGTGTCGAGATGGGCATCTAACCTTTCACCAGGGAATGGCACTGCGAAATACCCACGTAGGCCCCAGTACATCGCGTGTTGCATTCTGTCAATAATATGAAGTACGCGGCTGTTGTTTCTGAATCTGGTCCTAATTGATTCAAACTCATCACGGATACCATCTCTTAAATGGTCCCATGTGTCGTCCGGTAGACTATCAAGTGCCTGCCAATAGTTGGCGTTGATATTGTCCAAGAACTGTGGGATAAATGTATAAAGCAGATTATTTTCAAGCTCTTGGTACTGGTGGTCCGCGGCCACTCCGGCGGACCACTCCGCCATTTGTCTTGTTGTTCCGTACCCTTTTACCTAACGTGGCCGGGGGAGAACCTGTTTTTTCACCTTCAACTAATTTGCGAATCAAATTGATGGCGCTATTGACGGACAGGCCAGCCTTTCTCAGGTTGGCCAAGACGCGGTTCCGAGTTTTATTCGTCGGACTGCCAAAATAGAAACTCACATTCCCGCGGGCCATCAGGTTTCTCAGATTGCCGGGAATTTCCGGGACCAGGATGTTCTTGACTGCTGTAAAATTCACACCGGGACGGTTTGTGCGAAGGGCGTTTTTAACTAGCCTTATATAATTGGCTTCTCCCATGTAATTCCTGGTCTTGTTCATAAGGTTACGGGTGTAGGTTCCACTTTCTAAATTGAAAATGATCTGAGAGCCCTTCTTGGAAAGCTCACCGGCCGCCACTATGACCCGGCCTTGGTTTCTAATTGGTAATTGAAAATGACGAGAACCCGACTCGAGTTTATCAAGGACCATCACGAAACTCTTGTGGTACATATTCGTCTCCGGGTTGTACTCGATGAGATACAGGTAGGCCCCATCGGGGAGAGCACTAACGTTGGTGTTCCTGTAGGTCCTATTTAGATTCAAATTTGCACGGGCCTGACCATAGTAAATCTTGGGCCAGTGTGTAGGGATACCTGTGACGTGGTTCGCTTTGAGAATTTTCTGGACGCGGTTTATGGCGTTACCGCGGTTGACTACGGGCCAGGGGTGGTTTGGGACTTTGAACAAATTAGGAACGCTGAAGGATGGCTCCATTACAATTCACACACAAAATTACTCTTCCATGGGGTCGTACTTCTCGTCAGTCTCCATGTCGGAGGCGCCCTCCTCGTGACCCCCTACCCAGTTCTCCTCCTCGTGGATCTCACGCTCGAGGCGATCGATGGCGAGACGGGAGGCCTCGATGATGCAGCGCATGCAGTCTGCGTAGTCGCGGGCGATGGGGCTCGTTTCATCGAACGGCCTGTTCTCCTCGAGCAGAGCGTCGATGGCGGCCGACTCGCGCGCCTCTGCCGTCCGCTTGGACGCACGCATGTTCACAAGCTCTTGCTCGTGCATGCGGATGCGCTCGATGAGTGGCGTGTCGAAATATGCGTCCACTGCAGCCGCCTCGAGGTCCCCTGTGCAGTAGTCGCCACCCTGGATCTCGTACAGATCATCCTTTGTCATGTTCTCATGAACATAGCTGGACATGCAGTTGTACATAGAAGGCGTGACGCACTCGTTCAGGTACTCCTCAAACGTCGAGTAGGTCCAGATGAATACGGGCTCTTCGACCTCGTTTTCACCCTGGTAGCCGCACAGGAGACCAGCCTTGTTGAATGCCAGGTACGCGTTGGGAGACATGGCTGTTTTGGGATGGCAACTTCAGTGTCTTTCACAGACCTGAGGTTGACAGGACACGAATTTCGTTTCCGGCGGGCCTAGGGCCCCTTTCACGAATTTTTGACCCTGGCGGGGGTCGAACCCGCAGTCTCCCGCTTAGAAGGCGGGTGCATTATCCGATTATGCTACAGGGCCGCTGCATCAGGTGGGGTTCGAACCCACGCGGTGAAAACACCACCAGATCACCAAGTCAGTTTCGTAGAAACTGTTCTCCTTTCGGGTTACAGTCGCTGCGCGACTGGTTCTTAAGTCTGGCTCCTTAGACCAACTCGGACACTGATGCGCCGCTGTCGCCGTAGTCCACTATACACATTTATTTACTCCGACTCCTCCTTCTTGGTCAGCATCGTCAGGGCCAGCTTGAACGCGTTGGCAGCCGCCACCTTGTCAGGCACCTTATCAGGCATGGTCTCCTTAATGGCGTCCAGAAACGCCTTGTACAGGGCCGTCGACTCTACAGCCTCCTTGAGCTCGGTATTCACATCCTTGAGCTCAGCCTTCAGGTCGTTCACGCGGCTGAAGAGCTTCTCGACAGTCTTGTTGTTGGCCATTTTCTACTTGTCACACGTGTTAAGTTTTTATCTAGGGTAACACTAGATGTCGAACAGCAACGAAAATCAACCGACGGGTGCTTTGAATAGATTAAACGGTCGTGTCCCATACGCAACCATCAAAGGTAACGTAGGCCCTTACGTGAAGAGCCGCGTGTGGGCCAATCGTGTCAAGGCTGCAGGAAACATCGCCGCCCGGGCCGCCATGGCAGCTGCTGCTCGAGGAAATAACGAGCCGATGGCGGCGGTAAACCTCGGCAACAAACGGCCGACCCTCAAGATGGTGAAGCTGGCACTCGCGCAGGCCCTGGGTGTCCGGTACACGACCACGGGTCGCGGTGGTGGCCTCGAGGACGCCCCGTTCATCCCGGGCGTTTCGGCCCTGCCGACCATTCAGCGCGCGATTTGGTCTACAGAGAAGTCGCACATGCCCGTTGATGACATCCGTAGAATTATGGATGGGCACTGGGGTATTGAGGGAATCTCAAATAACATAGCCAAGATGCCCGCGAATACGAGCAACAACCGAGGCCGGGTAGAGCCCCTCATAAACGGCGCCATCTCGAGCTTCTACCACCCGGCATTCACCCAGGTTTGCCGTGGGAACGGTGAGTGGCTCATCAACGGGTTCAAGGTTCAGAAGACGGCGGCGGTACAGACTGCGGCCGCCCTATTGGGCCGGAACGCCGGTAATATTGAGTACACAGCTCCGAACAGAGAATTCTTGGTAGGTTCTGGAACCAAGGGCACCATCGCTGCAGAGGCGGACATCACGAAGGTCGCCATCATAAACTGGCCCCGGTCAAATTCTAACAACTATAGCCGGACCCGCATCATCTTCACCATCGGTGAGGACAAGGTTGGCCCGGGTGAGAGCGCCCAGGCTCACGGCAAGGAGGTGGCCCAGCTCCGTTTCATCATGTTCGCCATTTACTACATGTGGCTTGCTCTCCACCAACCGGGAGCGGACCCGCACCCCTGGAGCAAAATTCCGGTTCAAAATATCACCCTCGAGGCTGTGTTCCTTGCGGCCGGCGCAGGCACGGTCCAGAACACCAAGATATCCAACCAGGCAGCTGGTGAAAAGACTGGAATACTATTCCCGGGCGCAAATTTCAGTCAGAAGAAGATCATCAACATCGTGCCTGTCAATCTGGACAAGTTTTGCGCCATATTCCGCATAGACGCGTACCGCTTTGCAGAGGCGATGACGGCGGTCGATAAGAAGTTTCGTGACAAGATGATTGAATACTTTCAGTCTATTGCAAACTTGGAAAGAGACCCACGTGGAAACATGAAGGTCAACAACACGACCATGATAAACGTGTCTACCGGGCTTGCCACGACCAAGTTAAGTAACGCAACTCTCCGGGGTGCGTTCAGACCAGTTGTCCTACGGGCACCACGTACCAACTGGGCGAACAACCAGAATCGTAAGAACTGGGAGCTTCAGTGGCTTCAGAAGTACAACTCAGCGGGTGGGCCTTACCGCAAGTCTATAAATAACGCCATGGCGGCATTCGGTCAAGCACGTGGGGCCGTAATGAACAGAAATAACGTAGCATCCTATTATTCGGGTGAGTCCAATGTAAACGCGCTGACCCGGGCCGCCACGCGGCCGGCCGGTGGAATGTCTGCGAACAACCGCGAAGCCCTGAAAGCTCAGAGAGAGGCTGAAGAGGCGGCAGCAGATGCCGCACGTGTTGAGGCTGCAAAGGCGGCGCGTAAAGCTGCTATAGAAGCGGGAGCTCCGGATAGCGTGCGGCGCGCAATTGCCAACTTGACGCGCGCAGAAGGTTTCATATCGGCAATTAAGCCACAGTACAAACAGCCCGGTAAAGAGTCTGCCGAATATAAAAAGCAACTCGCGGCACGCAAGGCTGCTCAGAACGTCTTGAACATTTATACAAACCTATCGAACAATACGAAGAGAATGTCAAATATTACAAACAGAATTATCGGGGGTAACTTTGAGCAGGACTATGCAACTTTCCTGCGTGACCATAGCTTGTACGCTCCGTTTATTAAGAATGCGTTCAATAAGGCTCTTCAATACAAGATTCAAAATGAACCCAATCAGGCAAACATTTGGCAGAGTATGCTCAACTCAAAACCAGGGATAAATACCCCGGCAGCAGGGTCTAAGAAAAGAAAAATAAATACCTCAGTAAAAGGTAAGTAATGCCTCTGAACGCAGCAGCCATAGCCAAGCGTAGAGCCATCATCGCTAAGCGCAAGAACCGCAAGGGCAAGGCGGGGTCGGTCAAGCGTGAGCGCGTCGCGGCCCTGCCCCGGATCCCCAAGGTAATTTTGGATTTAAATTACGTAAACCCAGTCACCCTCAATTTCCCAAAGGGTGTGGTCGTATACGAGGTGAAGAACCGGGTTACAGGTCGGAAGAATTACTACAACAAGGCTACTTTCGCTGCCATCATCAACCGGTTCACGAACGACTATAACCTCATGATGATGAACCCCAAGCAGCCCATCCCGGGCGCTCGCAACCCCATGACCCGCAATCCAATTTATCCCAGAAATGTGCGCCGGGTGACCGTCAAGGCCAAGGCCAAGTCACCGACCAAGTCTGTCGCGGCGCGCAAGATTCAGTCCGCGTTCCGCAAGTACTCTGCGAAGAAAAAGCTAAAGAAATAAACATTAAGAATGTCATATGAGCCCGTATGAGGCTCTTGGTGTCAGGCCCGATGCGTCGGAGTCCGACATCAAAAAGGCATATCGTCGCCTTGCTATGCAGCATCACCCGGACAAGGGTGGTGATTCAGAGCAATTCAAGAAGATCCAAGGGGCCTACGACCTGTTGTCCGACCCCCAAAAGCGTCAGAATTTCGACCAGTTTGGTACCGCTGACGGACCTCAGATGGGTGGAGCAGGAGGCTTTCCGGCCGATATTTTCGCCCAAATGTTCGGTGGTGGGGTCAACATGCCGTTTGGCGGACCCCGTGGTCCCAAGCGATGTGGAAACATGGAGCATGAGGTACGAATTTCACTCGAAGAATCATACCGGGGCCTTACCAAGAATTTCAAGATTACACTCGGCAAGTGGTGCCAGAACTGCGTGACCAAATGTGGCCACTGTGGTGGACGTGGATCCGTTCATATGCAGATGGGACCCATGGCCTTCCAACAGCCCTGTAACGCCTGTCAATCCAAGGGCACAATGAGATCGGGCTGCCAGTCGTGCAACTTTAAAAAGAAAAAGGTAGAGCCTCTCAATTTAGAATTAAAAATACCCCCGGGCGTGGAGGATGGCCACGTGATGCTCGGGCATGGCCTCGGTGAACAGCCGCAAGGGCCTGACGAGGAGCCGGGTGACATCGTATTTCACATTCGGGTCACTCCCCACCAAGAGCTTATGCGCCAAGGTCTGGATATGGTATGGATGACCAAAATATCATTTGAGGATTCGGTCAACGGAAAGACCATTACGGTCCCACACTTTGACGGGCCTATAACCATAGACACGGCAGACTGGGGAGTCATTGACCCACGGGAAGACTACGTGGTACTTAACAAGGGATTCAAGTGGGAAGACAAAAAGGGACGGCTACGAATTTCATTTAACGTAGTGTATCCTAATTCCAGAATCAAATTCACTTTGGCCCGGAAGGCTTTGTCGCCGCCAGAGCCAGCGCCAGCGCCAGAGTCATAACTCCGATGCTCGTCGTGTCCTGTACGACATGGAACATTTCGTCTAAACTAATTTGGGCGTGATGAAACGCCACATCATTCACAGCACCTGGTACGAGACTTAATGTCGCCCCTCGGACCACGTGCTTTTGCAGAAACTTACCTGAACGGACAAGTGGGTGTTGGGTTACTCGACGCACGGTAACTCGAAACTGAACGCACTGGCGCCTCGACATTAAGTTGACCATGCCCCTTGTCTTAAGCTGAGATATTTACTCGTCTTCTTCAAAAAGCCGCGTCAGAAGCTCTAGCTTGGCACGCGACACTATTTTTTCGTCGGGTCGGGCCACAAACAACTTACCATCGGAACCACACTTGTGTTCGGCCATGCGGACGTAATCGGCCCACTGATAGACGATGCGGCCCCGCCCGCGGTAGGCTATGAAACGCTTGCACATATCTGTATTGGTATATCGACCAGGGACGAAATACATGCAGTCTTTACAAGAAGGTGCCTTGTTCATTACAACACTGAATACACAAAACTTTAACCGCACAACCCGCGCATCTCAGCATAACTCATCTTCCCCTCTGCAAACTTGGCAAGGGCCGCGGTCTGGTCCGGGTCGTTCACGTGGAGGGCCACCGCAGCCAATTCAGGATTCAAATTGCGGGCGATGGTGTCGAGCTGGGCAGCCAGTGGCGGCCGTGGGGCCTTGACCGGCGCACCAGGGGGCTTGCTCGTGACCTCAGGCTCGCCATCGTCAGTGGTCTCGGTAATCTCGGCATTGCGAGGGGTATCCATGTTTGCTCTGGCCAGGGATTACTTTTTGACCCCCTGGGCGGGGCAAGACGTGTTTTTTTGCTTCTCAAGCAGGGCCTCCTTGGCCCGTACCGCCTTTTGGGAATAGACCGAGAACTCGCTTTGCTTCTTGGCCGACTGGCGTTTGTTGTCACGCTTAGACTCCTTATCCATTTGGTGAGGGTGACCCCACCGTGGGGTCGTGACAGGGGCGGGACACGAATTTCTGTTATAAAGGTAGATGACCGAGTGTCCAGTGTGCCTAGAGCCCCTTTCAGGAACTGTAGTCCACCTAGGATGCTGCAGAAATCAGGTTCACATCCAGTGCTACATATCAAAGTGCCCTTTATGCCGGGCCGAACTGCCCAGTCCCCCAAACATCACCCCGACTCACACCATCATCCCAGTTCCGGTACCTATTTTAAACCAGGAACAACAGCGCCAGATAGCACGCAGAGTCTTTGCCGTGAACTTTGCGTTTGCGACTGTATTCATAGGTGCCGGATATATTCTCTTTACTACTACTAAATGAAGGAACTAATACTCAGTCCCCTTATCAACGTACTGTTTTTCTCGTTCGCGCTCGCATGGATTTTGAAACTGGAAAAGACGGGGTGTGACTGTTCGCAGGACTGGCGCCGCGATTACATGAAGTACTACTTTGGGTTCGCCATCCTTTTTCAATTCTTAATTCTTATGCAAAAATACCCCAAGTTCCTGCTCGTCCCTTTCGCCATGGCTTCCCTGGCATACCTGGGCGTCTGCATCTCGTACATATTGGAACTGCGCAAGGAGGGGTGTGGCTGCGCGCAGTCTATGGAGCAGTCGGTCCTTCTGTGGGTGTCTGCGTTCCAGGTTGTGACCCTCCTGTTCGCCGGGGGCCTCCTTGTATATCTGGCGCGCTAAAGACCAGTCTCTTCGGCGAGCTCAGCGGAGCTCCGAGGGAACTGAGATCACCTTATTGGATCACGAGTCCTACGGACTCGGTCTCTAGACATCATACTCCCTGCATGACAGAGGGTCAATCTCACACATGATGGCCTCCTTTTCGGCCCGGCGCTCCTCCTCGCGCTGGCGGGCGCGCTCTGCCGACAGCTCCTCCACACGGTCCCACGCTACCCGACACGCCGGCGTATCTGCATTCACTCCCCAGCAGAGATTCTCCGCGTGTTGAATAGCGAGCTTAAGGTGCTTAGGCTGAATCTTGGTTCGACGAGGCCAAAATGTCTTCTTTTCAGAAGAAAAAACAGGTCGTGCCACTGCCAGGGTCTTCATTAGTTACTTAGAGCCTAAGCTTTTTATATAACAAAATGCCGCGATTCGTAGTCAAGGCGAGTGAGGTCGCGGCCATCATCGGCAAGAATCCATACAAGTCACCTGTTGAAGTCAGGGATGAAATGTGGAAAAAGTACTTTCCTGCAACGTTCAAGGGTGAGACCAAAACCGACAAGGCCGAGAGGGCCCTGACCGCATCCGTGGCTGCCCAAAAGGTCCTGTCTGATGCGGTCGCAACCGAGACCAAGTCATCTACCGAGACTGAGATTCTGTTCCAAAAGGCCAAGGATCAGATCAATTCTGATTCAAAATTGACAGCGACCCAAAAAACTGAAGTCATCGATCATCTGAAAACTAAGGTTTATACCGGTCATGGAATTCGTTCCGAGGATAAGACATCTGACAAGGTCGAGGCTGAGGAAAAGACCAAGCTCATCCGGGATGACGCATTCTATAACATCAAGGTCTGGGGTGACTTCCAGGTTGTTGGTCGTGTAGATCGGATCGAAGAGAAACCTGATGGGTCTCGAATTTTGATTGAAATTAAGAACCGGACCAAGCGACTGTTCCGCAAGGTTCCCGAGTATGAATACGTCCAGATTCAGACGTATCTCCAGATGCTGGGTCTTGAACAGGCCCGACACATCGAGCAGTTCAACAACCAGGTGAATTCAACGGACATTGCCCGTGATGATTTATATTGGGAACAGGAGGTCAAGCCTCCGCTCGAACAGTTTTGCAAGGAACTTTACTTTTTGGCAGCCGAGACGTAAGCAGTACCGGAAACAAATGCGACCCAAGGAACCTGGACCTCCTCATCGGTGTCCACATCGTGGCCGATCCAACCCTCGGTCTCGTCCGGGTCAAACTCCGTAATCAGAACCTCCTGAAAGATGGTAACCTTCTTGCGACGGTGGATCAGTGTGACGCGCTTGCCGATCAACTCGGCAAACCAGTCCTCGTACTGCTCGACCGACTCCTCCAGCTCATCGCGCTCCTTGGCAAGTTGAACGACAGACTCAATGGCATCCATTATACATTCACTAGGACGGAAGTTTTTATGTGGTAATGTATAGTATGTATCATCTTAAATTGGCCATAGGAATTGCAACAGTCGGTTTCATATTCACGAGCCGGCCCTGGCTGCAGACCCTGCATAGTTTGTCCCCAGAGGCGGGATTTGTTGCTAAAATTATCGCCATGATCTCTGCAATTTTGATCCTTTATTTGTTCGATCCGACGATCAAGATTGATCATCACGGGCAGGCCATCGGTGTCCTCATGGTATATACTGCCTTCATGATGATTTTCAATTATCAATCAGATTGGATCGAGGAATCTGGGTCGGATAATGTAGGAGACCAAACTGTGGATGGTGCCATATATAACCGGTCACGGACAATTCTTAATTTAAATCCAGAATTAGCCCGACTGGTGACTTTTGTGGCGGTCCCATTTATGTTCACCTATTTTGGAAGTAAATTCATCAGGAGTGGTCAAAAAATAAATGTATGAAAATGGTAATGGGCAAGTACAAAAGCATCTTTCTCGAGAGTATGGCCGGTGCGGGTGGTGCTCTTACGGCCCTTGCCGGTTCTTTTATTATAGGCCTTGCTTTCGGTATACCAGGTCTGATTTTGGTGCTTAACGAAAACAAGAAACCCAAGAGTCAACGCAATATGGCTCTTTTAGTTATAGGTTTCATTTTGATGGCACTGGGTGTCGCGTTTGGTCTGGGCTTCAACGCGGAAGGCCTCGTCCAGGGGATACAGAATCAGCTGTGATTTAAATGTGTGAAAATGGTAGTATGGCACAGGTCAAACTGGCGCTATCGGTGGCGTTTGTAGGTTTCGTCTTCACGAGTCAGACGTGGCTGAATTTCCTCGGGACCCTCGGCCCCGAGGTGGGACTGGTCGTCAAGGGTGCGGCCATACTCTTATCAGTTTTGTTTATAGATAAGATAGACCCATCTATCCACCTTATCCACCAACAGTATCGACCGATCGATATTATACTGGTCTATGGCGCTTTGGCCCTGATTTTTGGCTACAGCTCTAAATGGGTGAAGGACTCGGGTTCACACCACGTGACCGAACAGACAGTGGATGGGGCCGTGTACGACCGCGTCCAAAAGGAGACGAATTTAGATCCACAAAAGACGAGACTAGTGACGTTTGTTTTGCTACCATTCATGATGGTGTTACTCGGTATTGTTATTAAACAGCTTACAAATCGATACTAAATGCTAGTGTGACTGTGAACCAGGGGTCTTGGCGTGCGCGGCTGCGTTTGCTGGCGAGGGCCTGGCGACCCGTCTGCGTGTAGCGGCTATGAAAGGGCTTGGGCGGCTCGTCGATGTACTCAGACTTGGTCAGGTTACGGTCAGACAGGAAGAACCCAGACTCGCGAATGAGCCACTCAACTTCATCCACGTCCCACCCCTCCTCGCGGCATACCCTGAACGTCATATCGACGCGCTTGAGCGACTCCATGACGTGGCGGTCCAGGTAGGGCGCGATGCCCGGGCCAAACATCTCCACCATATCTCTGCGGTCTTCTGTGGCCATTTCGCTAATCTCATCGATGATCTCACCAAACAGATCATCCATGCGAGAGTTGTAGGCGGCTTCGCGCCAGTCATCGCGGAGCGAAGAGAAGCCCGGGAAGTCCACCGGCCGCCGGCACATAGGGCAGCTTGCATCCTTGGCGAGAGATGCACTCTTCATATACCACTTGTGGAGGCACTCCTCGCAAATCGGGTGGCTGCAGGTCAGGCGAAGCACGCGGCAGTCATCGGAAAGGCACACGGAGCACTCCATTTTTGAGGATGCTTCCTACAATCAGCCAAGAAGTTTGACCAGGACAGGACACGAATTTCGTGCCAGGGCCTCCTCGGCTAAAGACCTGGCGCATATAGCAAGTAAGAAAAATGCGCGTACTCGGAGCTGTTATTACACCCCCTGTACGTCCTTCCAAGAAGCTTCTAACGAAGCAAGCGCCGACCAAATATTATACCCTTCATACAAACCCAAATACTGCTTTTACCCTTCGTCCAAATGAAGACCTGGGGACGTCCGTAGTTGGCTTTCGCGAGTGGGACGATGCCATCTTCATCGGAAATATGATGGAGACTTATTTTGTGAATCAGATGGAGTGGCCTGATATCCAGCGCGACGACGGAACACTCTTCCTCCCGGCCTCCGTAAAGTCAGACCCAGTCTTGCATCACTTGTACATCCAAGAATGGGACTTTGATGACCTCAAATATATATGTACGACAAACTTTTTGAATATGGTGAGTGTAAACAGAATTGATAATAAGAAATCGGGCTACTCGTTTTCAGGAGACACCTACAGTTTTAGCGCACCCCCCGAGTTCTACAAGTCTCGCATCTTGCAACTCTACATGATGGATTCTATTCCCGACCTGGAATGAACGCCTTGCCCCGAACAACCGCCTTGGCGTAGACGGCCGAAATGCAAAAGTGGATATGGGGCCAGTCGAGAGCGTCGCGGCTCTCGAGTGTAATATTTAGCGGGTTCTTATTCACCTCTTGAACAAGATCGACAGTGCCGAACTTCTCACCCATATCGCACATCTCTGAAAACCAGGCCACGTGGGTCTCGCTCAAGGGGTCGAACTCTTTGATGAATTTAGCAGTGATCGACATTTAATTTCAAAGTGTTGTTATTTTTAAGCCACTCCTACGCACGCAGGGCACATACCCTCTTTCTTGCGGCCAAATAGGAGCCAAAGGGCCAGAACTAAGAGGGCCCAAAAAAGATACTGCTGAGAATTCATTTTCATTTAATATTCGTCATCATTTTCTTCAGACGAGCCATCTGAAGACTCGTCTGGGTCGGCATCGGTTGGGGCATCGTCCTCATCGTCTGTAAACTCATCCGTCTCTTCATCTGAAGAATCGTCGTCTTCACTCGAGGGCATATAGTCGTCATCCGACTCTGCCTTGATGAAGCCGTCCTCGTGTTCTTGGAAGCCTATATCCGACTCGAGGCCTGTACCTAAGTGCTCGGAAATGGAATCCTCGTCAATTTCATATGTATCTTCTTCGTAGCGCCAGATTTTATCATCAGATTCGCTCAGGTATCTGATGGTGAAAATGGGCCCGTCTCGGTCAACTATTTTGGCCAAAAGCGGGACTGGCTTGCGGGCGCCGACATCCGTCCAAACACGGACCAGGCTCATCTGTGGTACTTGACTGTTAATGTTTTTAAGTAGAAATTTACGCAAGGCGAGCAAACGGGTTGGCACCCAGGAGCTTCTTGCCCACACGCGGGCCGCGCTTCACGTTCTTGTTGCTGCGGACCTTGCGGACAGCCTTGCCGCCGAACAGGGCCGCCAGGCCCATGTTGCCACCCGGGCTGACCCGGTACTTGCGCGGGCGGCCAACCGCGCGCTTGGGCGCGTAGCCCTCGAACATCGCGCCGATGTAGCCAGCGCGCTTCACTGGCAGCACACGCACACCCTTGACGCGGGGGGCGTACTTGCCACGGGCAGCACCGGCGTTCTTGCGCTCCTTGCGAATCAGCTTGGGGCGGATCGGGCTGGGAATCATAGAAGAGTTCTGCACGTACTTGACGTGCACCGTGGAACCCGACGGGTTGCGGTAGTACTTGGCCTTGGGCGCGTACTTGACACCCTTGTCCGTCTTGACAATGTACTTACCCTGAGCCGTCTTCATAATGACGCGACGCTTCACGTTCATGAAATCGGTGGGCTTGGGGGAGCTTGCAGGGGCCATTTTTTTGTACTATTGGGGTGGATTATTTTACAGCTTGCCGATGGTCCGGGCCAGCAGACCCAGACCACGCGGGCCGCGGGCCTTGCCGGCGTTGGAGCGCTTGCGGCGCACCAGGATCTTCATCGCGGCCAGGCCGATCGGGCTGAGGGCAATCGGCTTGGCACGGGCGTAACGCCCGCGCTTCTTCATGATCTTCATGCCAGCCAGGCCCATGGGGCTGCCTGGGGACACCATGCGGGCGCCCTTAGGGCTGGCGAACAGGGCCGGCAGCATACCAGCCTTGACGCCAGCGCGCACACCGCGCTTCTTGTACTTGTCGCTGCGGACCTTGCGGATCATCTTGGGGCGGATGGCGGTGGGAACGCGGGCCTGGGAGTTCAGCAGGCTGCGCTCGGTGCCACCCGGGCTCTTCACGAAGCGAGCCTTGGGGTTGTACACGGTCGCGCCCTTGGCGGACTTGGCGAGGTACTTGCCCTCAGCCGTCATGTAGATGACGCGACGCTTGGAGTTCAGGAACTTGGTGGGAGCCTTGGGGACGGCGGTGCGACCACGAGCCATAGTTGTACTATTAAACAATAAAATAATTTAGCACTTCCACTTGTTCCCGCAATTGACACAGGTGATGAAGCTGGTCATCGGCTCATCGGCTGAGCGCGTCTGCATCTGGTAGTAGGTCGTCTTGGTGCTCTTGCACTTACCGCACTTGAACAGGCCTGAGTAGTCCTCCTCCTTGGCCTTTGATTTCTCCATCTGAAGATCGCGTGCCCGGCGAGCGAGCATCATGCGCGAGTACGGCCCGTCCGGCCACAGCACATCAGGCTCGTACCACGCCAGCTGCTTGGCATCCAGCTGCTTGGTCTGAAGCCGCCGCACAAGCTGAGGCACCACCTGCAGATCCAACTTGACGCGGTCACCCTCGAGCTTGAGGTCTGCCGCCACCATAGGCCCTCGGCCAAGCTCGGCCGCGATGTTCGCCACCTTCTGCTTGTATATTTGCCGGTACATTCTGTTCTCCCAAGACGGGTCGGACCCATGCGCCTTTACACGCTCGCGGGTCCAGTTGAGGATGCTGATCTCTGCATTCTTGGCGGCGGCCCCCTGGCCAACCGCGCCAGCAAAGAGCGCCTTCGTGTACTCGCGGAGAGGGTGGTTCATCGTTTCGTTTTTACCAGTGAGTCGCCCCGATGGTCCAGACGGTGACAGGACACGAATTTCGTGTCCGGCGGGCCAAGGGCCCTTTCACGAATTTCGTGTCCGACCCTGTTAAAAGGAGCACGCTTTTATTTATCATGAGGCCTTTTGTTGTCGTTACGACATACCACTGTGCCTGCCCAAACGACTTCCAATGCTGCGCAGAGCGCCGGCTCTTGCGGCAGCTCAACAGGGAAGCTTCTAGAAGAGGTATTCATTCGAGTTGTTTATCAAGGTGGATTCACCGCAAGTACGGGGATTTTATAGTTCAGAGAATTCTGTATAACGGTGAATACGGGACGTCCCTGCCGTGTGTGCTGTGCCGAAAGACTCTGGAGCGCTGGGCTATTCAGTGGAGGGCACATATAGGTCCAGTCTGGGTCAGAAGTACAGACCCTTGGATACCACGTTCAGTACCCACAGCGCGCCAGAAGCGGACGCTCGGCTTCAAATAATTTACCCAGTAATACTAATGTTAGACATCTGGTCTATACTGCTGGGTCTGATATTCGCATGGATAATTCTTATGGTTGTCGACCGGGTCAAGTCCACGTACGAACCGGCCCCGGTCGCCCCGGCAGCCCCCACTTACGTGTGCAAGCCCGTCGACTCCAGCGATCAGGATGCGATGATGGCCGTCGGCCTCGCGTCTCGCATGGATTTACCAGCGGATTCTATTGTCAAGAGTCCCGAGATTAACATGCCCCGGCCGAATCTGGACGAGGCGCCCATGCCTGGTGCCCCAGCACCAGATGCGCCTATGGGCGTCCCCGATTCTTCACCCCTCATGACGTCCCAGTCCGTCTCCACACCCCCAGTTGCACCGATGGCTCCGGCTCCTGCCGTACCACCGGCGTCTCAGCCAGATGGAGCTGTGCTTCAGCAAGCACCCGCTCCAGCTGCTGGACCTTAGAATCATCCATCATCTTGGGTTTCCGGCGGTCCAGATGCAGGACCCACTCGGCAGCCATACCGGCCCTGAACCGTGAAGGAGATTCTGCTACAACACACAGGTCAGGATGAAAACTGACTAGCCACATCTCATCTCTTAAATATGTAAAAGTCGTATTCTGTGTAACCGTGGAGTAAAGACCCTTCACGGCTTCAGAGAAAGACGGGGCTCGAATTATTGTCCCATTTTCAAGGTAAAAAGTTCTCTTCTTAGGAGGCTTGGCCCTGCTCAAGCAACACATCATTTAGTCTTACGTGTAATACCGAGCATACTCTCTAACTTTGATGAAGTCCGGGCAAGTGGCTTATCGCGTTTTAGCTTAAGAGTCTCAGATGCCCCAGATGAATCCTCGATAGCCTTGAGATGGGCCGGGTTCTTTTTCGCCGCACCCGCCTTGGCTTCGTCCCCGGGCGCAGTCTGGCCGCCAACTATAGGAATATATCTATGTTCGAACGGATAGTGTATGATAGGCGGCTCAACTTTACCACCGTGATATCTAAACTCTTCAATAGTCATCGACCCACCAAAACACTGGAGGGCCTGTCTTTTAGGCGCCGGCCAGCACGAATCGTGTCGGCCGATGGCTCTCATCCGCATCATAGCCAACAGAGAAGTGATTTCGCCTTTCCGGGAGTTATTCATGTCTATTGCATAGGCCTTCGCACAACACCACGAACAAAAGTTGCCAATAGTGTTGAACCTATTTAACTTTTCATCATATTTCATCGGCAGATGAATGGGGAGACCGTTTTCATGAGGATGTACACACCACCAACAAACAAGTTCCATTTAAAGTTAAAAACCTATTCATCTTTAATATGTTATTGTCCATTGACTGTGGTATCAAGAACCTTGCAATGTGTCTTATTGAGCCCAAGACTAAAAGAATTCAGATGTGGGACGTGTCGGGTGTGCCACCCATGCACGCTGACGGCGTCTTCCCTTGCCTCGTGCGTCACCTGAACAGCAAGCCCTGGGTCCTCGATGCGACCACCGTCATCATCGAGAAGCAACCCGACCGGAACCGCGGCATGAAAGGCGTCGAGAACCTTCTTCACACGTATTTCCTGGTCAAGGAGAAGGATGTGGTCATCTGGGACGCGCGTCATAAGATTCCTGATGTGGCCGGAGCCGGGAAGACCATGTATGCAAAGCGCAAGAAGGCCAGTATCGAGCGTGCCCGGAACTTCATCATCGAAACTTCCGCCATCAATAGCGACTGGGTCAAGTTTTTTGATGATCACAAAAAGAAGGACGACCTGGCTGACACTGTCATGCAGGCTCTGAGTTTCATCGACAAGAGGCCCGGGGGTGACACCACAAAGGAGGCGCCCAAGAAGATGATGCCCCGGCGTCCGACCGATAACCAGACCCGTACAAAGTATTCCAAGGCAAATCTGGCATGGATTATCAAGACGGGCGCCAAACAGGATGCCCGGTTCAAAAAGGACCTGGCTCGATACTACCGGGATATCGACGAGCTGAAGAAAGAATTTAAAATCTAAATTAGTATTAGTATGGGTAAGCCAAGCCCCGCAGTAATTGGAGGCGGGCTATTGGCACTTGTGCTCATCATTGTAGCAATAGTTTTAGGTATATACTTTTCTCAGGCTACATGCCCCGATTTCGGGTACCAGTGCGCACCTCCAGCATCAGGTGGCGCTGGGACCGGAACGGGCGGAGGGACCGGAACGGGCGGAGGGACCGGAACGGGCGGAGGGACCGGAACGGGCGGAGGGACCGGAACGGGCGGTGGGACCGGAACGGGCGGAGGGACCGGAACGGGCGGAGGGACCGGAACGGGCGGTGGGACCCCGAGTGGAACCCAACCCGACACCACCGGTAGTGGATCTGGTGGGGCCGTTCTTGGACAGGCTCCAGGGGCCGCGACTCCGGGCACTCCCGCTGCTATCGATTGCCGAGTGAACGCATATGGGCCATGGGGTGCGTGTTCCAAAACGTGTGGTGGTGGCACTATGATCCGAACTAGAACCATAGATACCCCAGCATCCAATGGCGGGAAAGATTGCCCACCCCTTGAGGACACAGCCACCTGTAACAACCAAGAATGCCCTGTGGACTGCAAGTTGTCCGCTTGGTCTGCATACGAAACTTGCAGCGCCCCGTGCAACGGCGGTACGCAAAAACGCACGCGAACCGTAATCACTCAACCGACATTTTCAGGAAAGGCGTGT